TAAAAATGTCTTATCAAACAGGAACTTCTACAGGTCCAAATGATCTTATAGATAAATTAAGAGTATTTCTTTTAGCTGAAGGCTGGACAGTAAATGCTTTCAGTGCTGTTGGTTCTGGTTATAGACTACATGTTCAAAAAACTGCTGGTGATGGCACTGAAATGTATTTTAATTTTAGAAGTGCTATTGCTGAATATGGTTCCACTATTACAGGAGATAATAGTAGTGTAGTATATGATGTGACGCATCATTACGGTGAAGTTACTGGACTTTTAATAAATGGTTCTACTGGATACGATGCTGGTGAATCTTGGGATGAACAACCCGGCTATCCTCTAAGTCAGGATGATGCTACTCCTGATACTAATTCTTGTGCTTCTTGTATGCCTGCAATGTCAACTTCTGCTATTCCTGCTTATTATTTCTTTACGGTTGATGACACTGTAAATATCGTAGTTGAAACTACTTCTGGTATATATCAATTTATGAGTTTTGGTTTACTTGAAAAACAAGGTACTTATACTGGTGGTCAATTTTTTAGCGCTTCTTATGGTAGTGAGTATACTTATTATGAATATTATGGTAATGAAGCATCATGTCCTCATTATTTTGCATGTTTAGTAAGTGGTAGTTTCAATGGTGCTGTTTATCTAAATGTTGATTCGGTTGCTGATTTTAGAATTGCAGCAGGAACTTACTATCCGGAAATAAAATTTCCTTGTGTAGTAGGTCAAAGAAGTAATTCAAATAGTTCTCAGATTGGATTATCAGCATTCTTTTGGGAAAAATCTCCTAATTTTTATAATAATATAGCTTCGATGTGTCCTATACATACTATGGGAAAAAGAAGTGATGATAATTATTCTTTATTGGGTTGGCCTTCAGGAGTTAGATTTTTGAATGTAACAAATTACTCAGCAGGACAAGAAATAACTTATGGAAGTGAGACATGGAAAGTATTTCCAGAAATAAGTTTTCCAGATTATGATGAAGACGCATCTAATAAAAATTGTGGCTTCGCATTTTTGAAAGAATTATAATGGCAAGTTATAATGGAACATTAGTTGATTCACCACATAGAGCAGAAGATACTCTAAGGTGTTCTGCTACTATACAAGGATTATCTGTACTTCCAATAATTTTTCCACCAGAAGAAGTAGAATCAGTTATTCCGATAGCTCAAAGTAGTTTAACTTATGTTCAACAAGAAGAATTAGAAATAGCATACGAGGGAACTTATATTGATTCATTTTTACAGGATTATTATTATAGGGTTCATATTAGTCCTGCTGCTATTGCTTTCGGAGCTATCGTAAATCCAATAGAAGAAACTTTTATAGTTTGGAACGCTTGGTTTGAAACTAAAACTTGCTCTGATGTAGCAAAAACAAATGATACTGAATATACGCTTACTCCCGACGATTCTTCATTTAGTTTAGTTGCTCTTGAAGCAGAAACTTTTACTCTTAATGTAGATGAAAATGGAGCTACTGAATTTATTGCAACTATTACATTTACATTTAGCGGAGAAACTCCTGTTTTAAGAATGACAGGAACAAGAGTCGCAGTATTTCCATTTGAGCCGTCAATTCCAATGATGGAAAACTTAACTTGGCAAACAGATATTATACGTGCTATAGACGGAACAGAACAACGAATTTCAATACGGCCAGTTCCGAGACAAGGATTTAAGTTTGAAGTAGTATTAAAAACAGAACAAGAACAAGCAAGATTAGATGCTTTATTATTTACATGGATGAAAAGAAGCTGGGGAGTTCCTATATGGGGTGAATTAGAAGAACATATAGAAAATATATCTGTCGATGATACAGTTATAAATATTGATACGACTAACGCGGATTTTAGAGATGATAGTTATGCTATCATTTGGCAAGGTTTCGATTCTTATGAATCTATAAAAATTGAAACTGTCGCTGATAATAGTCTTACTTTAGAGACTCACATATTAAATAACTGGACTGGACTTAAATGGATTATGCCATTAAGAATTGCGTATATGCTAAGTCCGAGTAGTTGGGTCTCTGATGCTGATGAACTTGGTAGATTCTCTTGTGATTTTACTATTAAAGATAATGAGTTAATAACAACTTATTCGGCTCCTACTGAATATGAAAGTTCGCCTGTTTTAGATGCTTCTCTCGTGGAAGGAGGTTTGGAAAATAAGGTAGAAAATGATGCTAAATTTACTGATTATGGAATAGACACTTTTACTATGTTTTCTGATTCTAATTTTAATATATACGTTCAAAGACATATTTTTAGATTAAATGGAAAAGAAAATATTTGGAAGTTTAGAGAATTCCTGCATTACTTATATGGCAGAAGAAACACCATATGGATTTCAACTGATAAAAATGATTTTCAACAAACTGAAATATTAGGAGCAGCAGAAACAGAATTGACAGTAGCTAATGTAGGCTGGGCACGTAATATGTCTCTTAATATTTTAAGAACTCATATTGCTTTTACTTTTCCTGATGGGACTTTATATCATAAGGAAATAACTGGAATAACAGAATCAGGAGATGAAGAAATAATCGGATTGAGCAGTGCTTTAGGAATAGAAGTTGGGATAGGTGATTGCGTTATTTCACTTTTAGATAAATGTAGATTAACAGAAGATAAAGTTGAATTAGAATGGCAGGAACGCCAAAGACTTATTTGCAGAACTAATTTCACAAAGGTAATTGAATAATGTCATATCAAGATTATGAAGATAGTGTTGCTTTAGGAATACCAATAGAGTTGTATGATATATATGATAGCAATGGAAATCATTATAGACATAATACTTCTGCTGATACTATTACTTATCTTGGTAATGATTATGAGCCCGGTATCACTGAAAGATCAGATTTTGGAATAGGTGATAAAAAAGAAAGTGATAATCTGACTATTAAATTAAGCAGGGGAAATGCATTTACAAATCAATTTAGAAGTGATGTGATAGATGCTATTGTAGGAGTTCATATCTATCGGCAGCATAATGCAGAATATGTTAATTACTGGAGCGGTTATTTAATTGCCGTTTCTTTTGATAAAAATTCTGTTCCTTCCTGTCGATTCGAATCTATTATAAGCAGTAGTTTGAGGATGGGATGTAGAAGAAGAAATATGAGATTATGTCCTTATCTTCTTTATGAGTATGGATGTAATGTTAATCAAGAATCATATAAAGTAGAAAATACTCTTACTAATATAAGTGATAATGGTCTTATTCTCACAAGCAGTGAATTTGCCACTGAAACTGATGGATGGTTCGTTGGTGGTAAAATAAAAATAGGACAAGCATGGAGATTGATAAAAGCTCACGCTACTAATACTATAACGATTGATAGAGCTTTTATTGATACCAAAATAGGAGATAATTTTACTGCTTATGCTGGATGCGACCATACTCCAACCACATGTAAAAATAAATTCGATAATAAAATAAACTTTGGTGGAAATGAATTTTTGCCAAGCATAAATCCTTTTAAGACGAATATAGGGTATTAGTATGGCTGAACTTTTTGCTTATTTATTTTGGGCTGCTGTAGCGGCTGGTTTATCTTATGCTATAAGTGCTTTAACTACCAAAGTGCCTAAACAAGATGAAGCTCCTCCTAATGCTCTAACAGAACCAGATGTAAGAGAAGGTATGCCTTATCCTATTATATTTGGAACTTGTTATATTGAGAATCCTTGTATCGCATGGTATGGTGATATAGAAATAGCACCATTAGTTGACCATACTACAATCAATACAGGTTTTAATAATAAAAGAGTCTATTCAACAATTGGCTATGAATATAGAATGGGTCTTCATTTTATCTTATGTCAAGGTTCAGTAGATGGAATAAAACAAATAAAAAATAATGATACAGTTATTTGGCCTACAGCTAAAGACATAACTGCTGTAAATGTTGATGGAGCGAGTGAAACTGAAATAGATGAACCCAATGTTTTTGGTGGTAGATACAGCGGAGGCGGGGTTGTAGGAACAGTAACTTTTTTATATGGTGATTCTGCTCAAGCTCGAAACAGTTATTTAGAGACTCAATTAGGTTCTGATGTTTCTGCTTATAGAGGAGTAACTTCAGTTGTTCTTGAACACACGAATATAGGAAATTCTCCTTATTTACAACCTTGGAAATTTTTAGTAAAAAGAACTGACGTCTTAACTGATAATTCCGAACAGTGGTATATTTCTAAAGCTGTTATAAACACGTATGATTTGAATCCAGCTCATATACTAAGAGAATGTTATACAAATACTGATTGGGGATTTGGTATTTCTTCTGGTCTTTTTCAATCCTCTGTTTGGGAAGCTTTTGCGGATGATTTATATAATGAAGGTTTTGGTTTAACTATGAAGTGGGATAGAGAGAACCAATCACTTTACGATTTTGTAGAAGATGTTAAAAGACATGTAGATTGTAAAGTATATCAAGATCCTGTGACTGGTTATATTGTACCTAAATTATTAAGAGACGATTATGTTGAAGATGATTTAGATATATACGATGAAAGTGATATAGTTTCTATCAATGATAATACTACAGGAGTAGTGTACGAAGGAATAAACACAATAGAAATGTCCTTTTGGGATAGACTATTTAATACAGAAATAGTTGTGCCAGACCATGATATTGCTTCTTATACTATGCAAAGCAGTAAAAGAATAAATCAGTCTGTAAGATATTATGGAATAATGAATAAAACTTTAGCAGGTAAAGTTACCGCAAGAGAACGAATGCAAATAGGTTCTTATCCTAAAATAATGATTCTAAAAACAAAACGTACTATGGGTACTTTACGACCAGGAGATGTTTTCAAACTTTCTTATGCTCCATTAGAAATTGAAGAAATGGTGATGAGAGTCGAACAAATAAATTTTGGCACTTTAACTAATGGGCAATTAACAATAAAATGTATTCAAGATAAGTTTTCTATTCAGACCGCATTATTTGCAGAAATACCTGATACAGTTTGGAGCAATCCAGATTTATCTCCTTCTGAATCACCGTCTATAAAAGTTATTGAGACTCCTTATTATTTAGTTAAACAATTTCTTTCTTCTGATGAATATTTTGATGAAGTGAAAGATACGACGGATGGTTTTGTTACTGTAATGGCTGCTTTTGCTAATAATTCTCCAGACTTTGAATTAGAATTTAGAGCAGATGCCGGAGATAGCTTTGTAGATTATGGGACAAATCAATATACTCATGTAGCAGTTCTTGCTGAAAATATGCTTGCTGATGCTCAACAAGTGACCCTTGATTATTCATCTATAACAATAAATCAAGATGTTACTTTTGTTAATCGAATTTCAAGAGTAGGAACTGTGAATTATGTAACTGCTGTTCCTGCTTTTATAGGTAATGAAATACTATTCGTCACTCAAATCAATTATACTAATA